GTAACAACTTTTTTACCTGTAAGAAAAGTAGCTAAAGGAACACAAAATTATTCATATGATGAAGCAAAACGATATATTATATGTAAAAGTGGAACACAAACAGTATCTCCAAGTGATTTAAATCCAGGAACCCAAACAATTAAAAACACTGCAAAATCGGGTTCTTCTCAACCTTTAGACACATTATCTCAACCTCAATTTCCATTTGAAATTTATATGCAAAGCCAATCTTTATACTTTGCAAGATCAGACGGAAAAAACACAATAACTATAAGTACTAACTTAACAGGTTCTTCTGGCCATCCTGAACATCACCACATTTTATGCCAAAAATCATCATCTATGATGGAAATATATTTAGATGGAAATAAGATTGTAGACGCATCTGATAGTAGTTTAGAAGAAACAAGAAATTTAGCTAATTTATATATAGGTTCAAAAGGTATTTTAAGTAAAAAAGATGGCAATAATACATTAAAAGATGTAGGATTTTTTAATGGATCTTTAAGTTGCATAAATATATATAATAATAATTTTAATACAGCTTCTATAAAAAATATATCAGAAAGTATAGATGCTTCTCCCTATGTAGGAAATATATTCTATCAAAATGGTTTCGTAGTACTTACAAAACCAACAATACAAAATATAGATGTACCTTCTTTAAACATAAAACCTTTTGATTTTAATGGATCTGATACTATTGATCAGAGAATGCAAAATTATACCTACACTGCAGTTGACCCAACACTTCCACTAACTTTTCAAAATGGACTTGACATCAAACCAGATGGAACAAAATATTATGTTGCTAACCAAAATGCAGGAGGAGCACCTAGTCCTAATCAAAAACATAAATTCCCTACTCATCTTTATCAATTTAATATGAGTACACCTTTTGATTTATACTCAGCTACTTCATCTATAGATAATGCTACTGCCGCAGAAAAAACATACGCTGTTATATCTTCTTCTCTTCCTTACTTATGGATGAACCCTAAAGACATAAAATTTCACCCTTCAGGAACATCTTTATATTTTGTAGGAACAGGCTTCAGTAATTTATCATCATCAGGACATCCTACTATGGCCGAATTAGATGCAGCTAATGGTGCTTATAGTCAATATCAAAAACCACAATACCATGTTCGTGGTGGAATAGTTCAAATACCTATAGATAAATTTTTTGATATATCTAGTGGATCGAAAGTTAATAAAGCCAACCCTGCAGGAACTAGTTCTTTATTATTAGAAGAATCCAAAGTATATGACACAACATACATTAAATACAATGCAAAGTATGATGATAGTGCATATTCTGGTCAAAATTATAAACGATGGGGAGGAATAGCACCACAAGCTTTTACGTTTTCAACAGATGGCACAAAATTTTTTACAGTACATGAAGTAGATAGAGTAAGATGGGATGCTGGTAATTTTCATAATAATGAATTTGGTCCTACTAGATATCCTGGTGCTATAAATGATGGTATTAAATCATCTTATAATATAATAGAACACAATTTAACAACAGCTTTTGACATATCTACCATTCAAACAACAGGTTATTTTGAACTTAATGGTGAAACAGGTACTACAACAGACAGTACTTTAGCTAATGCAATTCCACAAAAATATAACCATTCAGGAAAAAAATTAGATTTATTGGATTTACCTTCTCCTGAAGGATCTCCTCTACAAGTTAAAAGTATAGCTTTTAATAAAAAAGGAACTAGAATGTATCTATCAAGTAGAATGACTAGTATATCTCAACCATTTGGATTTCGTTTTAAACAAGGAGGATGGGGAACTTTTGGAGACCCTAATAATGGTTGGCTTCCTGGAATAGCAGTAACAGATCCAGCTCTTACACAACAGGGTCCTAGAATATGGGAATATAAACTAACGGTTCCCTTTGATATAACATCAGCCAAGTATAAAAAATCTAAAGCCTTAGCAAAAAAATTAGGAATATTACAACAAATGGATTTACGTAATGACAATGCTCCAGGTACTATAGAATACGATGATAGAGTTGCTCTTCAAGCTTTAAAATTTTCTAAAAATGGAAGATATGTGTATATTGCAATTGCAGGTACAGGACCCACTGCAGGAGGATTTGATAATAGAGCTCTTGCAAGGCTTAATTTAAGTAACGTATTTAAACCAACAGAAAATAAAATTCAATTTCAAGGTTCACATTTAATTTATGAAAATGAATATCAATGTACAGTAGATGAATATGAATTTAATGATACATTAAATATTTCAGCAAGAAAAATTAGAACCCAAGATTCACATGAATTAGCTGATTTTGCAACAGGTTCATTATTTAAACCTTATGTTACAACAATTGGTTTATATAATGAAGAAAACGAATTATTAGTAGTTGGTAAACTTGGTCAACCAGTTAGAACTTCTAATGAAACTGACACAACTTTCGTACTTCGCTGGGATACCTAAAATTTTTTTTATACATTGCTTAAATGCAATGGAACTATCAAAATAAAATCATACAAGAAATTAATGACCTTCCAGAAGGTGCATTTGGTTTCATTTATCAAACAACTCATATCCCAACAGGTAAAAGATATATTGGTAAAAAATCTTTAATTTACAATTTAAAGAAAAAATTAGGTAAAAAAGAAAAAGCCTTATGGGAAGGTAAAGGTCGCCCACCAGTATATAAAAGAGTGTTAAAAGAAAGCGATTGGAAAACTTACTATGGATCACATGCATTTATTAAAGATGCAAATGATGATGATTTAGAAAGAAAAATTTTACAAGTGGCTTATAATAAAAAAGAACTTACATACTTAGAATGTAAATACCAATTTATATTAGAGGTTTTAGAAGATAAAAAATACCTTAATGATAATATATTAGGTAAGTTTTACGATAGAGACTTTAAATGAAAGAAGATTTACTAAAACAGCTATTAGAATCAATTTTAGGTAGAAGTAAATCTGCCCGTGGGGGAGATGAAGCTGTGTTTAATTGTCCATCTTGTAACCACCATAAGAAAAAACTTACGTTTAATTTATTATCTCAAAAATTTCAATGTTGGGTTTGTAATTATAAAGGTCATAGAGCATTTCAATTACTTAAAAAAGCGGGTGCACCTGGAGCTGCATTTGGAGCTTTAAAAGAAATTGATAAGCAATATAATTTTAAACAACAAACCAAACAAAAAATAGATGCCAATACTTTACAATTTCCTCATGGAGTAACGCCTATAATGTCATCATCAGCAATTCTGTCGAAACATGCATTACATTATTTAGATCAAAGAGGAATCACTCAACAAGATGTAGTTAAATATGATTTACATTATTGTGAACAAGGTCCTTTAAAAAATATGGTTGTAATTCCTTCATATGATGCTGATGGATTTTTAAATTATTATGTAGGTCGTTCGTTTGATAAAAATGCATATATTAAACATAAATTAGCTTCCAGTACCAAGGACATAATTGGATTTGAAATGTATATAAACTGGGATTTACCCGTGATTTTATGTGAAGGTGCGTTTGATGCTATGGCTATAAAACGTAATGCAATTCCTTTATTTGGAAAAAAATTATCTACAACTTTAATGAAAAAAATTATTAAAAGTAATGTAGAAAAAATATATTTAGCTTTAGATGAAGATGCTTTAAAAGATGCTTTTAATCATGCTGAAACATTTATGTCTTATGGAAAACAAGTTTACCTTATAGAAATGGGCGATAAAGATCCTTCTGAACTTGGTTTTAAATCTTTCACAAAATTACTACACACTGCAGTAAAACTTACTACTTCTACACTAATGAAGAAGAGGTTAGCCTTGTCATAAAGGTTTATATTTATTACAAAACTACGTAGTTGATGGAAAAGATAGCACTTTTACCTGGTGGGTTTAAACCACCTCATGCAGGTCATTATAATATGGCTAAATGGCTTATATCAAATACCGATGCAGACACTGTTATAGTTAAAGTTGGAGTAAAAATAAGAGATGGTATTAATCGTGAAGTAGCCCTTAAATTATGGGACCTTTATAGATCTACAGATCCTGACCCAATATCTAAAAAAATAGCTATTTTAGCTTCAAATTCAAATTCTCCCGTACAAGATGTATATGATTTTATAGAAAAAGAAGCACCTGAAGGATCTAAAATTTATTTAGGAATGGGAGAAAAAGATGTAAATGATAAACGTTTTAATAATATAGGAAAATTTGCAGAACCTAAAGGAATTAATTTTGAAATTAAATTAGTACCCCCACAAACAGGAGGTATATCAGGTACTGAAATGAGAAATTTTGTAAAAATTAAAGATAAAGATAATTTTTTAAAATATATTCCTGATCATTTATCAAAATCAAATAAAGACAAAGCTTGGGGTATAGTAACAGGTTTAGAAGAAGATTTATATAATCCAGAAGATAAAGTTTTAGATTATATGAGAGGTAGTGAATGGAAAGCAGGAATGCCTGATGGTCCTAAAGATGATAAAACTTCTCCTGTTATAAAATATCAAAGAGGAGGAATGTATAATGCAGCTTCAGGACAAGGAGGAGCAGGAACGATGTATGAAAATAAATATTATTTAAGTAATAGTAATATTCAAGGACAAGGAGCATTTGCTCAAGAAAATTACCCTGAAGGAACTGTAATAGATAAATTACATGATATCTTAGGACAAGGACAATATAATTTTTATGAATTAGGAAAAATGTATAACCATTCAGAAACTCCTAATTGTAAAAATATAATGAAAGATAATACTCGATATTTAGTAACTATTCAACCTGTAAGACAAGGAGAAGAACTTACAGCAGATTACAGATTACAACCTGATTTAGAACAACCTGAACATTTTTTAAATGAATTAGATATTAGTGAAGAAACTATAAATGAATGCTGGAAGGGATATGTAAAAAAGGGTATGAAGAAAAAAGGTAATAAAATGGTTCCTAATTGTGTTCCTCGAAATGAAGGAATGTCTGAAAGAGATCTTTCGGATAAAGAAGAAAAAATAGCACAAGATTTACCAGATAAAGAGTTTAAAAAACGTTATGGTAAAGATTGGAAGTCAGTCAAAATAGCTACTGCTACTAAAATGGCTAAAAATGAAGGTGACACTTATGAAAAAATGGCTGCTAAAGGTAAGAAAAAAGGCAATTTGAAACAAGGTACTGTAAGAAAAAGACTTAAAATTAAAGACGGAGAAAAAATTCCTTTATCTAAA